ATATGTAAGACCTTATAGTTATTATGGTTTTAAAACAGGTGCTTCTGATTTCTTTAATCATAAAGGGAATGCGTATGATTTACTTGCAGTAGAAAGAAATTACACCTCAAAACGGTTTGGTGAAAACGCAGTTATGGGTAACGAAACATTATTCTCTACAGGTAGGATTTCCGAAGCTGAAATACGAAACTCTGATTTTGGATATATTGATGACGAAACAGTTTATTTAATCAATGATGACGGTGAACGTCAAGCAAAAGCTAAAATGTATGCAGACTCACAAGGTATTTCAGCAGGATTTTGGAGCAGCGAAACATCTCATATTAATGGCTATACTAAAACCATTGCCGATGATGGTAAAGATGTTTATTATGATCCAAACACTCGAATACAAGACAGTGATTATTATCAAGAGTTTTCTTATGTTATTAAATCAACTATTGATAGCAAAAGATACGAAACTCCACTTAAAGATACTACGCATTTAGCAGGTACTAAAATGTTCAGTAGATTTTCATATCAGAAAAAGACTGGACCAACCATATCTCATCTGTTTAGACAAGTCAGAAAAGACGATTATATTATCGGTGGTGATCCAATTGTTGGACCAAACCAGGCGATCGGTGACCAAACAGTACGAGCAGATAACGCAGTATGGACTTCAGATTCTACTAACTTTACTGTTGACAATTCGTAATAAATAGTATATAAAACACAGGAGCTTAAAAACATGGCAAAACAGGTAATTAATGTTGGAGCCGCAGCTAACGACGGTACTGGTGATCCACTTAGAACCGCCATGCAAAAAGTTAATTTAAACTTTACCGAATTGTATGATGCAGACGATGCAGCATTTGGTGGAAGCTACGACGACTTAACAGATAAACCAGACATTCCTTCGGACCTTACAGATCTTGGTATTACCGATGGTAACGCCGGACAGTTTCTTTCAACAGACGGGTCTGGTAATTTTAGCTTTGCAAATACAGGTGCTGGTGGCGGAGCCGTATATACAAACGCAAACTTAGACGCTCATATTAATGTAAGCTCGGCTGCAGATGATCAAGTTCTTGCTTGGACGGGCTCTGATTATGACTGGGTAGATCTACCAGCTGGGGCAAGTGGTCTTGCAAATATAGTAGAAGATACAACTCCTCAACTTGGCGGGGATATTGATGTAAATGGTAAAGTAATTACCAGTGTATCAAACGGCAATATTCCAATTACACCTAACGGCAACGGTAAAATTATTCTTGATGGTTTAAGCTGGCCAACTGCTGACGGCGCTAATACTCAAGTACTTGGAACGAATGGAGCGGGGCAACTTGCTTGGTATAATCCAGGTTCTGGTGGTGGTTCATCCACTTTTGCTGGATTAACAGAAATAGCCCTTGCAGATATTGATGTACAAGATATTGGTCAACAAGCTAAAACTACTTATGTCGTATCAGCTAACGGCACAAGTGCGTATAGATTTGATACTAACGGAACTGCCGATAACCCAACAGCTTATGTAAGAGCTGGAGAAACTATTGCTTTTGATTTAACGGCATTGGCTGGATCGCACCCATTTCAGATTGAAACAAATGGTGGTGCTGCTTATAGTACTGGTCTTACACATATCGCTACTAACGGCACTAAAACGACTGGTGCTAATGCTCAAGGTAAAACATCAGGTACACTTTATTGGAAAGTCCCAGCTACAATAAGTGGCACATACGAATACCAATGTACAGCCCACTCAGGAATGAATGGTGATATTGAAATCGAAGCTGCGGCAGGTGCTGGTGGTGGTTCAAGTCTACAATCAAGAACTGACGTAACAGCAACCACGGGTACACTGGCAAATAACGCTGCTGCAGATTTAAGCATCACAGGTTTTAAAGGTTACGCATTAATGGCGATTGAAACTGACAAAGCTGCTTGGGTACGGATATATGTTAACGGTGCTACGAGGACCGCTGACGCAAGTCGTTTAGATACTGCAGATCCTTTACCAGATGCGGGTGTGATTGCCGAAGTTATAACAACAGGTGCTGAAACAGTAATCGTTTCACCTGGCACAATTGGTTATAGCTTAGAGTCTACGCCAAATACCACTATTCCATTAAGAGTAGAAAACAGATCAGGCTCAACAGGTACTGTACAAGTTACTCTTACCGTCCTTCAATTGGAGGCTTAATAAATGCTTAGAGAGTGGATAGTTACTCTTCATAATAAAGAAGACCTCGAAAGTTTCTATGAAGATATGGAAACGCCGGGTGGTAATTTGTTCATTCCAGATCGTGCAGTTGAAGTAGCCCACAAAAGACCAATTAGTCGCAATACTCATTATATGCTTACCGATGATGAAGTTGAATTAATTAAATCTGATGATAGAGTATGGGATGTAGATTTAAGGGAATTGGTTGAACTTACTATTAAACCATCTTATAGAATTACAAATGGTGAATTTGATAAGAAATGGTTTACCGACGCGTCAGATATTAACTGGGGTTTACTTAGACATAGTGAAGCTACAAATAGAAATAACTGGGGCGCAGATGGTTCGTCACTTGTTATTGACCAATTAGCTGTTACAGCATCTGGTAAACACGTTGACGTTATTATTGTAGACGGTCATATTGATCCTGCGCATCCAGAGTTTGCTCAAACAAATACCGTTTCAGACTATGTTGACACGTCTTTAGCAAATAATAGTTCAAATGGTGCAGTATTTGATAGACAAATAACAGCTCGTGGTTTAAAGATGGTTGTTGCAGGCGCAGTTGGAGGACAAACCGCAGTACCTGAT